AGAGCGTGACCTGACCGGACTGCCTATTGCATACCTCGGTAATGGCTGTACCACGACCGGCACGAACAGCGACCTTGCAATTATGAAGAAGATTGTTAGAGACGTGCACCGCGACGAACAGGAAGGCATCGTCATCCCGAAGCCGAAGTTAGGTGCAGACGGTAAGGGCATTCTATTCGAGTTGCTGACCAGCGGCGGGCGAAGGCAATTCGATATTGGCGCGATTATCACCCGCTACGAGAAGCGTATGGCTATGACGCTATTGGCGCAGTGGCTGATGCTTGGCATGGATCAGGTAGGCGCATATGCGCTGAGTCGTGACCAGTCTGACTTTTTCCGGCAAGCCATCGAAGCCATCTTGAAAATAGTGCAATCCACCATCAATCGTTATGCTATTCCGCGTCTATTTGACCTGAATCCGACGCTGGCGGGCCCAGACGGCGAACTGCCGGAGTTGACCTATAGCCTGCCCATCAAGCCGGAATATGGCACATACGCGGCGGCGGTGAACGCGCTCGTGCAAGCGCAGGTGCTGGACCCGACCGATGAGGGATTACGTACATCGGTGCGTGACATACTTGGTCTGCCAGAAAAGGAAGAGACACCAGAAGAGATGCAACAGGAGCCGAAGACCGAAGGCGAGACCGTGCCACCGGAGCAGCCAACGCCGGAAGATGAGAAGGCGTCGCAGCAGGCCGTGGAAGAGGCCACGCAGTTGACATCAGCGGCGGTACAGCCGGAGTCACGGCCAGCCCGCAAATCCATCTTGGCGCGTGCGCGTGACTGGATTGTCGGTGTTGACAAGGCCGAGCCGTTGCCGGAGTTTACCGATGAAGATCGCGCGTTCGCGGCGGACGTACTGAAACGAGCCGAAGCGCTGAAGAAGGACGCTAGTCGTGGGGCCGATTGATGGCGTTATTGCGCTGATGCGCCAAGACCTGGCCGGATTCACGTCGCAACTCATTGCCGACCAGATGAGCATAGCGGCGTGGCAGCGCGAGTGTGGCTTGGTGCTAAGACGTTATACGCTTGCATCGTATATGGCGGGCGCAGACGGCACGCTACCAACGAAGGCAATGGAGCGCGAATTAGGCCGCGAGTTGAACAGACAACTCGGCTACCTGCGCCGATTCGCCGAAGAGATACGCGCTGGCAAACAAAGCGACGCGCAGATAGCCATGCGCATAGGGATGTACGCAGATAGGATGCGCGGCGTGGCAAATGATGCGGAGAGTAAGGCGTACGGTGTGGACTTGCCGTTTGTGCCGGGCGACGGCAGCACGCAATGCCGCACGTCCTGTGCCTGTTCAATTGACTACCAGGAAGAAGACGGTGAGACCGTGGCCTATTGGAAACTTGGCGTCGCAGAGCATTGCCCGGACTGTTTTGCACTGGCCGACCTACCGCACACGGAGTGGCAGGCCGCGCTAGACGCAAGTAACGCGAACGCATAGGAGACGAGAACGTGCCCTACAAATCACTATCTGAAGCACGAGTGAAGGAACTTGACGACGTGGCTTTGACACTAGAGCAAGTGAATGAGATTGCCGCAGCCGCTGATGCAATAGACGCACAGCCGGATACCAAGGGCAAGGGCTGGGCTTTTAGTATTGCTGCGTGGAAAAAGGGCCACGAGATCAAGGGTGATGCTTGGGTGAAGCGCGAGTCTGAAGTCGCCAAGCAATCACCGGACTACATGGCGAAGTTGCTAGAGTTCGTCAAGGAGCGGCTGCCGGGCCTTGTGGCGCAGTTTCACACGAGCGCACGCGGGTATGCGGGCGGCAAGGCGTCGGGACGTGCGAAGCAGGAACGGAAGGCGCTGGAGGATGGCGAGCCGGAAGGCGACGTGGCGAAGGCTGGCCTAGACGTATCGGACGTACATATTGACGGGCAGGTGGAGACTATGGCAGAAGACGAACAGACTGGCAAGACGTGTCCGGGCTGGGATGCATGTCCGTACCGCGAGCAAGAGAATGGGCCGGAGGCGGATGTTGCCAAGAGCGACGACGACTTGATGCTATCCGAGGCGCGCGAGCTTGTAGAAAAGGCCGCTGTACAGGGCTACGCCGAGATTGTCAAGGCGGATAAGCGCGAGCAAAAGGTATGGGCCGTCGTGCTGGAGCCTTACGAGATTGACACGCAAGGCGATTGGCTGGAGCCTGGCGAGATTGCCAAGGCTGCGCATGGGTGGATGGAGCGTTATCAGCGCAGCGGCGTGAATCACACCGGCGAGCCGAAGACCGACCTGCGTCCTGTCGAAAGCTACGTTGCGCCGACTGACTTCCAGTTGGGCGACCAGCCGGTGCGCAAGGGTTCGTGGATTCTGGGGCTGCATGTCAAGGACGCGGAGACGTGGGCCAAGGTGGAGTCGGGCGAGTTGTCGGGGTTCAGCATTCAGGGCTACGGGCGCAGGACGCCTGTGCCGTTGGCGAAGGGTGGCGAGGGATCGGGCAATTTTGGGCACGCTGGACAAGGGAATGGCAAGGTAGGCGGAAGTGCGCCGAGTGGGATGGCAGTGGCCGGAAGTGTGAGAAATGGCGATGAAGAATTGGCCGCTCCTGTAATAGAACCTATGCAAGAGATGATAAATATCAAGGGTCAAATGAAACCTTTGGTAGCCACGGCTATTACTATGGGCAAAATCGGACCTGATACCAACTTGGACACGGTTACAGTTACCTCGTGGCGTCCTGGACATCCTAGTAAAGAATTGCCCTTGGGCGATGAATCCAAACAATTAGTTACTCAATATTGGAACGCGCAACGCAGACTTGCCAATGGTAGTATGAAAGCAGCAACAGATCGGGCAGTGGGAGACGCCGTTCAGCGTCAGAGAGTGCGTATTTGGGGGCGAGAAATTACTGCTAAGTTCCCAGGCACCTCTGTTATATCGGGAAAGTCATTTCAGGCGGGGGACACAGTAATTGGTGCGCCACCAGGTGATTTTGGCTGGAGAGGATGGGCAATAGCGTTACCCGATGAAGTCTAATGATGAAAGTAGAATGCGCCAAGGCCACCTTGGTGTGAATGCAGAAGGAGTCACAAATGGAGACGCAACTGACTGACCTGGACGTGGAACGTGTGGACTTGGTGATTGTGCCGGCCAACCGCCGCAAGCTGGCCGTACTCAAAAGCGCGGTTGCGCAGAGTACAGCCGTGGCCGACATGAACGATATAGGAGGTGCAAACATGGCAGAGGAAATCAAGACTGCCGTGCCTGCCGCCGAAGAGCCAAAGGCCGAAGTTGTGGCAAAGGCTGACTTTGAACTGGTCGTGAAAGAAAACGGCACGCTCAAGGGACGTGTTGAGGCGCTCGAAAAGGCTGCGCGTATCTCTGCGTTGGAGCCGCTGTGCAAAGCAGCCGGCGTTGACGTGGAGAAGGCGTGGGCACTCGAATGTCTCAGCAAGGATATGGCAGGCTACTTTATGGGCAAGTTGGACGAGGCCAATAAGCGCATTGAGGTGCTTATGAAGGCCAGCGGCGACGCCGGGCAAGAACCGGCGGAAGGCGCGGATGAGTTTATGGCGGAGTCGGAGCGGATCGCTAAGGCTGACAAGGTGACTCTTGCGGACGCAATGGTCGCAGTCGCCAAGGCACGTCCCGAATTGTACGCCAAGCACACCCGCGAAGCCCGCAAGGCCGCGCGGGTATAGGGAGGTGCAAACATGGTGAGTGTGATGGGATTCAATGGCACCACGTTGGGGAACTTTAAGGCGGCTACCGACCTGTCTGCCAAGCAGTACTATGCAGTGGAATGGACTGACACGGCGTATGAGTGTGATATTGCCACCGGTGCCTCCACCACGTATGGTATGCTCGGCATTTTGCAGAACAAGCCCGTCGCTGGAGAGCCTTGTGAGATCGTGGTCTTTGGGCCTACGAAGGCCGTATGTGCGTCAACGAGCGCAGTTGCCGGGTCTTGGATGACTCGCAATGCGTCTGGTCAACTCGTTGTCACTACTGAAGCCAGCCTGGCCGTGGGATGGGCAATGAGCACTCCTGATTCGGGCGCAAGCTCGATTGTGGACGTGTTCATGTTCCCATTTGTGCAGTGGCTGACCTCGAATCATGCGTAAGCGGAGGTAAGAATGGCTACTCCAGTTAGAAGTGACGTCCACGTGGACGTGGCAGCCACGCAATTCAGTGTCGCCTACCGCAACCAGATGTACATTGCGGATCAAATCCTGCCAATCGTTCCAGTTGCCAAAGAGACAGGAAAGTACTTCGTATATAACAAGGCCAGTTGGATGAGGAATGAAGCTGGTGTGCGTGCTCCTGGCACTCGAGCGCCGCGTGCTTGGTACAGCATGGACACGCCCGGATCGTACAACTGTATCCCGTACTCCATCGCCACTACGGTGTCTGATGAGGTAAGGGAGCAGGCGGACAATCCGCTACAGCCAGAGCGTACCGCAATCGAGTTCGCGACTGACAAGATTTTGCTTGCGCGTGAGGCTCGTGTGGCCGCGGCTCTGTTCAACGGTACCACCTTTTCCAGTTACACCGCTACGGCGGCGGCGCTGAGTGGTGGTGCGGGCGCGGCTTGGGATGATTACAACTCAAGTGATCCAGTGCAGGACATGAATATCGTGCGCAAGAACATTATCAAAAGCATCGGCTATGCGCCGAACACTATGGTAGTGGGCATCGATGTTTATGCCGCGTTGCTTCAGCATCCAAGTATCTTGGAGCGTGTGAAGTATAGCCAGCTCGGCGTTGTGACTGACGACCTACTGGCGAGACTGTTCAACGTCGAGAAGTTCCTGCACGGAGACGCAATCTATACCGCGTCTGAGGAAGGCACGACCGCTTCCTACAGTGCCGTATGGACCACCGACGTGCTGATGGCCTATGTGGCGAGGGCTCCGGCTCTGGAGTCTCCGTCGCTGGGCTACATCCTGACCTATAAGGGCCGCACAGTTGAGCGGTTCCGCGAAGACCAGGAGCACACTGATGTTTTCTCCGTGGAAGAGAATACGGACGAGATCATCTGTGCCGCAGACGCCGGGTACCTGTTGACAAGCGTAGTGAGCTAACGACTCTAGTGAGGGAGTGGAAGACCTCCACTCCCTCGGTTCGCAAAGGGGGAAACGAAAATGAGTGGAATGCCGAGAGATCGACTAAAGAGAATCATGCGCGGTGGCGCGCATATGGGCGGAGCTGGCAGTTATCTGCTGGTTGACAAGTCGGGAGCCATCACGCAGGCAGGTGCGGGCACGGCCACATGGGTCGGAACACACACCTTCACCAATGGCGTGACGCATAGCGGGGCTGTGATAAACAGTTCTACCGTGGCACAGAATGGCGTGCAGACGTTTGCCGCAGCTCCGGTAATGACGGGTAGCGGACGTGCGACGCATCATATCTGGATTCGTCCGAGCGACTTGACCACGGCCACGAGCGTGGCGCAGGCAACCTTGAACAGCCGCTGGGATTCGCTGTACTTCACTCCGAGTGGGTCGGCGTCTGACCTGACCGTCTATGGACAGGTGAGCGTACCGGAGGACATGGACGTGAGCGTGGGCCTCACGCCGCGCATCTGGTGGTCGCGTGGTGCGGCTGCCGCGTCTGGTATCGCCGATTGGGTGCTGGGCGTCGAGAACGTGGCGTCTGGCGCGGGCTCTATTGCGTCGGCGTCTGAGGCGTCTATCGCTGCTGGTGCATCGTTGACTAGCGCGGTCGCTAACACCATCGTGCAGAGCGCGCTGTCTACCATTGGCGCAGGCGCGATCAGCAAGGGCGAGTTATTGTCATTGGCGCTACGACTGGAAGGCAGCGACGGGTTGACCACGGCGGGCTGCCCGTACTTCCTGGGCATCGAGCTGGACTACAGCGCGAACAGCCTGTAAGGGGGCCACACAATGGCCGGACACGAAACAAGGGTACAGATCAAGCGCAACTTTGCCAAGATAACTGATGCGGTGGCCGACGCCGCCACAGTCAGCACTGGCATTGATAAGCGCGGTTGGCAGGTAGCGGGCTTTATTCTACCTACCATCACGAGTGTAAGTGTGGGCTTTGATGTGTCAACGGATAATAGTACATGGGTAGCACTGCACGATCCACCGGGAACGGCGCTAAATCTGGGCACTACAACGGGTAGTTGTGCGTGCAGTGGCAGCGCGCTTGCTGAGCTTGCACCGTGGCCGTATGTACGGCTGCGGTTCGGTTCGGCAACGAGTGACTGCACCGTGACGTGGGTACTGCAAGGGTAGGGATATACAGACGGGGCGGGTGTAGGGACTGAGGTACGGTCGGGCAAGATACGCTCACCGGCCACCCGCCCTTACTTTCAGGAGTAGAGCATGGCATACGCAACGAGTTCGGCGGTCGTGTCACTGTGCGTGAGATTGTTTTCTGTATCAGGTGGCGCACCGTCGGCCAGTGAAGTAAATGACTGGCTAGATGAGGGCGCCGGATACATTGACGCAAAGCTGTCTAACGCAGGATATACCACGCCGGTAGCGTCAAGTGCCAGTGCATATAAGTTGTTGCGCAATCTAAACGCTACATTTGGTGCGGCAATGGTCGAAATGAGTCGCAATGTAGCCAATACCGCGGCGGGTGAACAGACACGTGGTGCCATGTTGGAATCGCGGTTCTGGAAAGGCGTAGACAATTTATTGACGGTGGACTTATCTGCGCTAGGGGTGCCGTACACAAGCGCAATCTATGCCGGCGGAATCAGTATAGCGGATAAAAACAGTGTAGAAGACAACACGGATAGGCCGATGACCGCATTCAAGCGCGGCATGTTTGCCAATCCTGGCGCGGGCACAACGGAGATTGGTACAAGTGACGATGACGAGGAGGATTAGTGGGTAGCGCGGACGTTGAGGAGGCGGCATGAAGATTTTGTATGTGGTGTGTGATACGGAGGCAGAATGGAATAGCAGTCGCTGGCGCTGTATGATTCCAGCGGCGGCAATGCGCAAGGCCGGACATTCTGTCGGCATGATGAAGCCGATTGAATTTGTAGCCAGTTACAATGAGGGTGCAGAAGAGGGGCGCTTTGTTGGGCAGTATGACATTATCATTTTCCAACGAAATATGTGCGAGCCGGAGTTATTCAGAGCGGCGACCTATTGGAGCGGAGCAGGCAAGCCGGTAATCGTGGATTTGGATGATTACTACGCCGGACTGCCGCCGACAAATCGAGCTTGGGAGTTTTGGCATAACGCGGAACAGAGCACGCATCTAAGACAAATGATGACGTATCTGCCATTATTGGACGGCGTGTCAAGTCCGAGCAAGAAGATACTCGAAGACTGGCAAGAATTAGGTGTCAAACACACGTATTGGATGCCGAATTACGCAGATGGATCACACTTTATCAATCTGTCGAAAGAGCCACATGACGGATTTGTGGTGGGCTGGGGTGGCTCGCACAGCCATTACGATACTTGGGTGCGCTCGGCATGTAAAGAGGGCATACGCCTGGCATTCGAGGCGCGGCCCGACATGCGGGCGGTGGTATATGGTGCCGATGCGCGCGTATTCGAGATGTTACCTGTTCCGAATGAACGTAAGACTTATGCGGGATTGATTGCACCAAATGAGATTCAGAAATGGCCGCAGGCGTTGGCGCAGTTTGACGTAGCCTTGGCGCCACTTGGTGGACAGTATGACCAGCGGCGGTCATGGATTCACGCACTGGAGCCGATGCTGTGCAATGTGCCCTGGATCGGCAGTAGTGGATTTCCATTCGCCGACGTGGCGTCTTACGGACACGTTGTATGCCAAGAGACGCCGAAGGCATGGGCGGAGATGCTCATTGATGCACACGACAATTACGCCGAATGGACAGCGTTGGCGGAACGGGCTTATGTGCAGGCGCTGGGATACACGATGGAACGCAATATCGGCCAATATGCACAGACGATAGCGAAGATTATTCAACGGCGGCGCGCCGCAATGGGCGGGCGATTGCCGGGAGTTACCACAGTCTGAGGAGGCTATGATGGACGAGGAACTAGAACGGCAGATTTGGGAAGCTATCAATACATGGACGGGTGCATGTCTGGATGACGTGAATCTTGCCGAGGCCCTGCGGTACGATATGGTATCGTTGGTACACCGGTATCTGAAACACGAGGAGATCACGCCATGCGACCATGCATAGTCAGCTCGTGCGGGCCTGCGCTCAAGCCATACTGGCCCTTGCTGATTCCAGAATATGACATCGTATTTCTGTTAGACGAGGCGGCCCAGGCCGGTGTGGCAAAACAATGGCCTTGTCAGGCACTAAGTGAATATATGCCGCAGGTAGAGCCAGAATATGTTTGGCAAATCGTTGGCGAAACAGCGGCGGGCATTGATTGGAAGGCCGCCGAGCAGGCATTTCATTACAAAGATGGCTGGTATACGGATACGGCGGGTTGGCTAATGGGCTTTACACTGCGGCGTGCGT